CGCGTAGCGCCGGATCGGTTTCCTCATCCCGCCCAACAACAGCCGATTCATTCGTGCAGGTCACACCGATCAGCGGTGTCGTGAGCTCGGTGATCGTCCCCGGCGGCGACGTCGACGCTTGCCCGACCTCGGTCGCGAGGATCGCGATACGTAACCCCACTTGTCCCGCGCCAACGGTTACCGGGTCGGTGTTGCGGAACGTCGCTCCTGTTGCTGGATTACGCACGATCAAGTCGTCGGGGTCGAGGGCATACTCGCCACCGCCGCTGTTGCTCAACGTCAACCCCCCCGAGGCGAACGTCGCATCGATGCGGTCGACGCCGTACACGTAGTGCGCCACGATCGTGAGCCAGTCACCCTCGGCGAGTTCGAGAAACCCGCCCTTGGCGGTGAGCGACACGAGCTCTGAAAATCCGCTGAACACTACCGACACCGCGACGATGATCACGCGCGGGACCGCGCCCGGTTTCCACGACGTCGTGTTGACGCCGAGCACACCGAGCGCTTCGTAGATCGACGCCTGGACCTCCTGACGAGTGACCGGTTTCACGAGCTCGGCGAGGGTGAATGTGGCCATGGTGGTTACGCGAGCGTCCCGGTGGCGGTGTTGATCGGATTTTCGACGGCGATAGTATCAATCAGTACCTGTGCATCGGTCACGGCGAAGGTGAACGTGATCGGCGCGAGCGTGGGATCATTCGGTGTGATCGTGGCGCGTATGTCGAGCGTGCGCGTGACGAGTGAAGCGCTCAGCGTGACCTCACACTCACTCACGCGATCATCTTTCTCAGCCTCCGAGGCGAGGGATTGCGCGAGCGCGCGAAGCTGCTCCGCCGTCATGCCCTTGTTGCAGTAGGCGCGGACGTCTCGTCCGTAATCGAGATCATCGGGCAACATGCCGCGCGGCGTCGTCCAACGCCGGATCGTTGCGTACACGACAGCAATCGGCGACGCCGAGTCGACATCGGCCCAATCTGCGGTGACGTCCGTTACGCATATCGGCTCAGTGCCGAACCCGAGCTTCCCGGTCGGCGGATCGACGATGCGCGTGAGCGTCGCAAGGTTCGCTGCGAGCGAGGCGTCGAGGATCGGGTTACTCATGACGTCTTAAACACCTCTTGCGCAGCCGCCCAGTCGGCGGGCGAGGTCGTCACCAGGATCAACGCGTTTGCGTGACCAGGTGCACCGGGGAGTGATGCGTTGACCGCAGCTTGCAGCTCGGCGCCGATGCTCGACGACGACCCATCGAATACATAGACCGAGAGCGCGCCATCAGGAATCGTGAGTCCCGCCGCCGCCATGATCTGATCGAGTTGCGCGTTGAGCGCAGCGATCTGCGCGATGATCGCTGCCGCCTCGAGTGTCACCGTCGGCCCGCCGATTGCTGCCCTCAGCTGCGCCACGTTCTGAACCGCCGCCGCGATCGTGCCGGCGAGGTCGGGCGGTCCGACGGTGATCGACGCGAGCACGTTGTTGAGCCCGCCAAGTTTTGCGTTGAGGTCCGGGATCGAGAAGCCGGCTGACACATCGAGCCCGGACTTGAACGCCGCGAGTAGCGGGATCTGCTCCGAGAATGACAACTCGCCGAGCGTGGTGATCACAGCTTCACCTTGGGCGAGCCAGTGGACACCGATCCGTAGAGCGGCGCTTGCTCTGTGGGACCCGTGGGTAGCGTTGAGCCAAAATGAATCAGGTATGCTGTCGCGGGCAAGACGGAGGGTGCGGGCGGCGCGTTAGGCAACGGGATTAACATCGCCGTGCAACCAGGCCCGCCCGACTGCACGAGGTCGCCCTGACGCGCAGCGCGCATGGTCGACTCACAGAACGCGAGCGACACCGGTACAAACCCGGGCCCATCGACGCCGGCGAAGTGTGTGACGATCGGTTGTTGCGGGTCGCCCTCGATAAACTCGACCAGCACCTCGGCGCCGGGCGTGAGATCGGCGGCAGCGCCAGCGACACCGGGCCACACGCGGATCGGTTTGAGGTCCGGTAGTCCCGCCTCGCGCCGCACAGCTTGGAGCTCGAGCCGCCCGTCATCACGCTGCGTTACGACGCGATACCGATACTTTCCAAAAATCGGTGCGTCGGTTGCACGCCGAGCGATCGCCTCGAGCAGCCCGGCGAGGCGCCCGCGTTGTGCATCACTGCCGCCGACCCAGGCGACGACGCGTGTCGAATCGGCGGTGATGTACAGTGCGAATTCACGCACGGTTTGCGGCTCGGTCAGCGGCGATTGGTTGATCACGGAGCCGATCTGCACGACACCCGGATCGACGACGCCGAACGTCAACACACGGTTACGTGGGTCGTACCCAAGCACATCGCACTGCGCCTCGAGCGCGAGCGGCACCGCCGGGCGCGGACCGACGTACGTGCGACCGTCGTACCCGACCCACCATGCTACGCCGTCACCGATCACCTGCTCGAGCACGCGCGACGCGACGCCGGCGGACCGTACGTAGTCAACGCCGATGCGCTCGGACGCCGGGGCGAAATCAGCGATGACCTCACCGACCTCGCGCGCAGCATCATCCGCGATCAGGCGTGCCTTGATCTTGGCGTCGTTGTGATACTGCTTGCGTCCAACTTGCCGGGACCAACCGCCTGCACCGCCGACCACGACGCACCGGCGTTGCTCGACATACTCGCCGGCGAGCTCGGGGCGCACGGTGCCGCTGAGCACGAGCGAGCCTGCGTGGATCTCAACGCGACCCGACACGTTGGGCGCCGACTCGAAATCGAGCTCGGCGATCCACGGACCGATGTTTGCCACGTCGACGTGAAGCGCCGTCAAGTGTTGACCGTTGCATGTGAGGTACGCGTCGTCGGTCATGGCTCCGCCAATCGTTTGTGTTTATCGGCGGCCTCTTGTCGCTTGCGCTTGATCTCCTGCTCCACCGGATCGAGCGGCTCGTCGTCACTACCCTCAGGTGCCGCGTGCCCGGGTTTCGGTTGCCGAAACTCGATCACCTTGACCTCGGCTTCCCACACGCCGTCCTCGACCTGTTGCGGCGGGATCACATCTTCGATCACCACCGAACGGATGCCGACCGAGGCAAGAATCGGATGCACGACGTCGATGGCGCGCGGGCGCTTGCCGTACGGCGGTTTTTTTACGACGTTTGAAAACGTGTTCCAGGCGCTCCATTCCTCGCGCGTGCGCAGGCGGAATTTCAGCGAGAAGTGCGACGGGCGCAGGCCTCGAAACACCACACGCGCACCCGACAGCCCGGGCCCGACCATTTCCTCCCACGCGCGTGGCGAGTTGGGCCCGGCGAGCTCGCCGATCCCCGGCGTCAAATGCCCGCCGACCGTGAACTGGTCGATCGGCTCGTCTATGGGATTCCACGTCACGTCGCGCCCTCGGGCTCGGTGCCGAGTTGAAACGCGAGGCTTTGCAAGATCGACTCGAGCTCGCGCCGCACGTCGAGCGCGAGTTCGTGGGGGTCAGAAGATTGCGTGTGTACGTGCAGCTCACCGATCGTCACGGTTGCGCTCGCGCCACGGCCAAGTCCGCCCGCCCGCCCCGCGGCCGCCGACGCGCTCGGTGTCGCCGCCGCCGATGCGGCAACCGGCTCCGATGTGACCATGCCTTCCACCGCAGCCTGCGCCTCGGGCGTCCCACGTTCGATCCCGACGGCGACCCCGCGCGGGATCTCGACCGCTGCGTCGGCGAACAGTTTCGACGGCGACTCGGCTTTGATTGACGCCTTGAAGCGTTTGATGATGCCCGCGCCGAGATTGTCGAACCACTCGCCGATCACCGCCCAACCCGCGCGTAACGGCTTCATGATCCCGTCGATGATCGCGATCCCGATTTGACCGAAATCGATTTTTTTCCACGCGTCGGCGATCACGGACCAACCCGTCGTGACCATCACCGGTATGTCATGAAAAAAGAATTTCAATGCTCGATACCCGGCGTACACGCCAGCGGCGATGACTGCGAACGGGATCGCGAGCAATGTCACGACCGCAAGCAAACCCCACATCGCGACTTTGCCCGCCTTGATTGCATTCTCCATCGTGAACAAACCACCGAACACATCGTGCTCGGCACCACCGCCGCCGAACGTCTTTTTGATCGCGAGACGTACATCCAAGATCGCGATCTCGAAATCGAGGGCGGCAATCACCATCCCTTGAAAAAACCGTTTCACTAAAGGCGCGGCTTTAGTCGAACCGTCGATCATCGGTTGGAACATGTGTTCGTATAACTGTTTGAGCGCCTTACCCGTTTCAGTCGACTGTGAAAACAGTTCGTTGAATTCACGCCACGCGTCGAGGTACCGGTCGAGTTTCAGTCCCGACGTGAGTAACGATAACGACTCGTGCAGTTTCTTGGCCTGCACATCAGCCGATGACAACAGCCGCGTTGCCTGACCTCCGATGTCTGACTTAACACGGTCGGTGAGCCGCTTGACCGACTCACCCGCCATGTTCGCGGTCGTCGCCCAACCGATGAACCGTTGTGCGGCGGCGTCGCCTTGTACCGCCATCTTCATCTGCGCGGCGTTCAACGTCAGCGCGAGGTTCTCACCGCGAAACCCGAGGCGGTACAGCTGATCGTTCAGCTTGGCGATCTCGTCACGTGACAACGCAGATTTCGCCGACACCTTATCGATCCCGGCCTGCATCGCGGCGGCGTTGCCCGGGATCTGTTGGTACCAAAAACGTAACTTAGTCAGCCCCTCTAATCGGATTTTCTCCGCACGCGCGGCGTCCGATTGGGCGAGCCCGTACTCGTACAGTTTCTTAGTCGCGATCCCAGCGGCGACGCCGAGGGCAATCAACGCGGCAGCCACGGCGGCGATTCCCAACACCACCGCGCCGCCCGCGAGCATCCCTTTCAACGCGCCCAAACGCGACACGACACCGCCGATCGGGCCGGGCATCAACTTGGCGGTTTTCTCAAGCGCCGCGAACCGTTCGGCGAGTGACCCGGCCCCGCCGCCCGCCTTTTTGAATTCGCCACCGAGGGCGATATACGATGCCGTGTTTTTCGAGATCGACTCGCGCTTGAGATCCATCGCCGACTTGAGTTGGCGATATGCGTTGATGTTGACCACCGAGCCCGACTGCAATTGACGCATGGCCTTTTGCATCTCGGCGTACGCCTTGGAATCGCCGTCGATCGATTGCTTGAGTCGGTCGAGGGCGCCCGCGGCGGATTTTGCCGCCGATTCCAATTCGTCCGACTCGAGCTCTAGCGCCAGTTCAGCTGTGGTTTTTTCGGCGGTCGTCCCCATGGATCACCGGGATTGGGCAAGTGCTTTTAAGAATTCGAGTATGTCGTGTCGTAACGCCTTGATCTCGGCGATCGCCTCAGCCTGCATGATCACGCCGACATACGCGCGGGCGAGGTCGCCGGTGTTTTCGTCCGTTTCATCGTCGGTGAACACATATCCTTGCGCTGCGAGTAGACACTCGGCGGCGACGCCCGCCTCATTCTTTCGCGCTCGCAGCGCCTTTATTTTTCGGTCAATTCCTCGGCGCGGTGTCCCGCGAGTTTCGTCACGGCGCCCGCGAGTCTGATCCACAACGCCGGGTACTCGTCGACGATCGCGTCGAATTCGGCCCGCGATGGGTGAACGACACACGGGCGTACGAGACGTTCAGCGTCATCAGTTGACGCCTCGCGCGTGTCCATGAATCGACGAAACGACGCCTTGCCCGGGCGTTTGACGATGATCAACCCCATGGGCGTTTGCAGAGCTCGGATCCGTTTTCCCTCGGGACCGTGCGCGGCTTCCGCTGCAACCAACGCCTCGGCGTCGGCAAGGGCACGCTCCTCGCGCTCGAGTGTCGCGGTCGTCTCGCGTTCCGCCTCAGCGCGAGCGCGCGCGTCGTCAATCTCGGCGCGGCGCGCGCGTACCTCGGCGAGTCGTTTCGCTGTCGCGTCGACAGTGCTGGCCGGGGGCGCGGTCAACGTATCACCGCCGACCATGTGATCCGTCCCGTTACCGGCGGTCATGGCACACCGCCTTGCCGTGCATCCCACAACTTAAGCCCGTTCCGAGTCAGCCACATCGGTTGGATCTCGATTTCCTCTTTGAGGTTGTCAGCTGATTCATCGTGTGACGCGGTGATCCCGACGACGCAGCACCGTTCGATCACGACGCTGATGTCGCCCTCGTCGTATTCGACGAATTGCACCATGATCTGAAACTCCGAGTCGCCGTACGACACGCCGTCGCTCGAGCGCGCGGCGAGTCCCTGCAGAAACAGGTGAACCGACTTTTTCCAACCGGTGAGCTTCACGTTTTCCGGCGTGTACTTGCCGTGCGAGCGCCCGCGTGGAGCGTGGTGCCGACCCATGCCGTACGCAAGCACCCGTTCCCGCTTGTCCCCGTACGAGATCCCGGTGAACCCCGTCCAGACCTCGTCATACGCTTTGCATACGATCGATGCCCAGCTGTATTGGTTTCCGTTTACTAGGTACTGATCCGCCATGGTTCACCCCTTCTACTGCCACGTTACGGTCGTCGCGTGCGTCACGCCGCGATGACTTGCAACGCCGGGTTGACGTACCCGATCGTGACGTTGATTTCCTCGGGAGAGGCGAGTGGCGTGACGCGCGCATCGCCGGTGAGTGTTTTGGTCGAGAGCACGTTATCGAACCGCGAGAGCACGAAGTACGCGTCCGACGCTTTAGGTTTGACGAGTAGCTCCGCGGCGAGCACGGCGTTGGCGCCCGCTTCGATATCGAGCGCCTCTGTTTCGAGGATGAATCCCGTCGTACGGTTGACGAGGATCGGTTTGTTCACGCGGTGAATCAGATACGCGCGAACCGCGATTTCCGCGAGGTTGAGCACACGCCGGTGGGGCATGATGTAGAAGTCCGACCCGTCGGGCGCAAAGATCCGCGGTCGCGTCACGTAGACGCCCTGGTATCCGTCCCATGTACGCAGCGTCGTGAACCGCGCGTCATCGAGACCCGGGTTAATAGTTTCGTCGTGCTCGTCGACATTCCCGTTGAGGTCGCGAATCGACACGCCCGCGAGCGCCCCCGTGTCGACCGTGGCGATGTTGATTTCCTCCGACACCGACGCTTGGCGACCACCGACCGCGAAAGAAATCGGGCGACGGTACTTCCGACCTGACACCGACGAGGTGAGCTTGCAGGCCCCCGCGCACAGCTCCCCGAAGATCGTCGACTTCGTACCGAACTCACCCGAGAGCGACGTGAGGTACGTCGCCTCCGACTCACCGCCATCCGGGATCCGGGTGTTCCCGACCCACGCGCGCGGTTTCCCAACCGCTTGCATCCCAGCGATTTTGAGGTCGATCGCGTCGAACGTCGTCGCATCGATCGCGCCCACGATCTGGACGAGTTCCCACGCGACCGTGGTCGTCGCGAGCGCGTCAAGCGCATCGGTCATGCCAGTGCCGTCCCACTGCGGCGCGGTCGCCGTCATGGTATACGACTCGCCGGCGATCAACGTACCCGGCGCGAGGTCGAGCTTGATTCCCGCGTTTGGTTGGGTAATCGACGTTGCGGTTCCTAGGGCGAGCAGCGCGCCTTTCGTACGACCACCGTCGACGCTCAGTTGGTAGGTGATCCCGACGGTTCCGATCGTCCCACCGTTGACGATGTACAAACCGATTTCGAGGTCATCGACCGGTGTCGGCGTCGCGGCGACGGTGATGATCGACGTACCAGTCGCGGGTCCGCTGCCGCCGATGTTATGCGTATCGACAGGTGACACCTCACCGGGCAGCGCCGATGCGGTACGTACGACGATCACAGGTTTGCCGTACCGATCGACGTAGTGACACGCTGACTCGACCAGCGGACCGTAACCGTAGGTCGAGATAATATCTTTCGTGTGACCGAACGTCGCGGGCACGTTGATCGGTCCTTTCGACGCGACACCGACGAGCGCATGGAGCTTTCCCGCACTCGGCGGTAGGACTCCAAGCGCGCCGTCGATTTCCGTGATGTTGACTGCGGGCAACGTCATGGCGGCGAATCCTTTGTCATGTGAATGTTTTCGGTCACGTTCAGTAGCGAGACGTCGGCGTTGATCGCGGTATCCTCGGGCACGCCCTCGAGCGGCGCATCGGCGACCATCGACTCGATCGTGCACACAGCGATGATCGTCGCGCCGAATCGGCGCTCGTTTTGGCGATCAATGTTCCACGCTTGTGAAACGGTGCGCACCGTACCGTGCGCTGCGAGGTACACCGCGCGGTACCACGCGTCGCGAAGCGTGCGCACGGCGATGTATTGCGCGAGCTCAACCTCAGGCGTCAACTGATCCGATGACGAGATCACGACGTGGAACAACTCGCGGATCGTCGCGATCGGTCGCGGGTTACGCCCGACGTTACGCGGCGGGTCGTCAGTCCCAATGTTGCCGGCGACGTCACCCGGCACCCATGCGATGCGAGGTCCAGTGAACTGCCGCGGCGGCTCGCGCCAACCGAACGGTTGCGCAACGCCCGGGGTTTCGATCGCGAAACGCGCGGTCACGTCGTTGTACAACTTGACGAGGGCGAGGGTGGCGGTCATGGCACATCGGCCTCCCGACCACCCATCGTGTCGGCGAAATGTTTCGACACGATCGTCACAGCCATCTGCGCCATGCGTGGCGGCAGTCCACCGACCGGAATCAATTGCCGTGCGCGCCCGCCGCGTACACGCCCGAGGTGATGCGCAGCTTCGACACCACGCAACCGCACGTACACGGTGCCGCCGACAGCGGCGACGTTCAACGCCTTGCCGGCGCCGGTGAGTGGTACCTCGCCCTCGAGCGTTTTTGGTAACGGCGTGCCGTCGGGCGATTGTCCCGCGCCGATCGTTCGGCGGAGCTCGTCATCGATCATCGCCGCGACGTCGGGCGCCGCACGCTTACCGAGGTCAGGCAACGAGCGGATGCGGTTGATCCACGCATCGAGCGTAGCCATTGCGGCGGCATTGACGGCGGCGGTGTCGGCCATGGTTATCCGCCTGTCCCCCGGCGCGCTTGATCCTCCATGCGCGCGATATCGACTTGCACGTCTTGGTACACATACGGTGATTGCTCGGAGTACCCGTGCGGCCCGCCAAACACGATGCCGCTACCGGTGAGGTCCTCGCGCAGCGGGAGATCGTACAAACCGGTTTCGGAATTCGCCGCGGCTTGCACTTCCTTCTCGGCAGACTCGGCGCGCCCAACGATGTACGCGAACTGCTCGTCAGTCGCGTTGACGCCGCGCTTCGCGAGCAAGTCGGGCGTGATGATTCGTGTCACCCACTGCTCGATGATGCCGGGCACGGGCGGCTGAAACGGCGCGGCGTAACGCTTGCGCAGCTGCGTGTCGAGCCAACTTGAAACCGTCGCGATCGCAGCATCGGTAAACCCCGGCGACGCGTTTTCAACCTCGTCCACATACCCGCCGGGTATGAGGGCAAGGATCTTGTAGCGGTCGACGGTGAGGTAGCCCATGAATGCGCCGTGTCGTGTGTGTTATGTCGACATCAACTAACAGACACGGCGACCGACCGATTAGGGTCCGTGTTAACCGATCGATCACCGTGCCCAAGTCACTTTGTAATGCGTGTGCGCGCGCGTGACGACCACTAAGTCGCCATGCACTTGTAGAGCAGATACGGATGACCCGACGACACGGAGTTGCGCCCAATGCAATGCCACTCGAGCTCTTGGGCGCGATCGAGTTGCGCCTGGTCCATCACACCGTAGTAGTTGATCTTGAACGGCTCGCGCTGCGTGTACAGCACAGCGCCGAGTTGCGAGCTGTTGACGTTCTCTGTCGCCAAGAACCACGTCGTGTCGTTTTCGAAGCCGGCGAGTTCGTCGACCATGACCGGCGTCGCATACCCGAGGGCTTTGATGATCGCTTCGACGTCAGCGGTCGCAACGCCCGCGGCGCCCGCGGCTTGCCCGAAAAACTTGGCGGAGGTGAGTTGCACCGCGCGCGGGTAGAGCCGCGGCGAGCACAAGATCAGCATCGGTCGCAGATACCGAGGATCCTCGCCGTTGGGCATCTTGATCGTCGCGAGATAACCCATCACCAGCGCGAGGTTCTTGAGCGCGGCATCGAGCGTTTGTGACTCATCGATCGGCACAGCGCCCGGATATGCACCGTTCACAGCACCCGTGAACACGTTGTCGTAGGTCCCGAGGTTGAGCGCAAACGGGTTGAGTGGGTGCGCCTTCGCGAAGTACGCGAGCTTGTCGTAACCCGTGTACTTCGTAGCGTCGTGACCATTTTTGAGGAAATGCGTCACGCGTTTCTGAGGCCAGTACTGCATGTAGGCCCCGATCTGCGTCGACCACTCCGACCCGAGGTTAAGCCCATCGCCGTCGGTATCTTCGAGCTGCGCGCGCCGGAGTTTGAATCCATCGCCCGAAAACGCCGTTTCGACCTCGGTGTAGGTGGCGACCAGATCTTCGAAATGGATGTTGGCACCCATCTTACCTTGATCCTTGATCGTGGCGGTCGAGAGTAGCCACGTCAGCACATCACGCCGCGCGCCAGTTGAGCGCACCTTTGTGATCTTGTTCCACCAGAGGTTGGGATTGAAACGCGCGTACTCTTGTTCCGTGAGCCGCTGCATTCGCGACTCGAAGTCCATCAGATACGTTGGGGTAAGCGCGGCCATGGT